ATGACGCCAAAGCCTTCGGTGGACCTGTCCGGCTTGTCGGATAAGGAGTTGAAGCAACTTGAACGCCTTACCAACAAAACAGCAAATTCAGACGGAGTGGGCAAGGCGTAAGACGCTTGCATTCGCCAAGCACTTCTTTCCGGCCCGTGAGGGTATGGAGTTTATCGAGGGGCCGCACCACGCGGTGATCGGTGATGTGCTGGACGATGTTCTGGCAGGCAAGCGGCACCGGGTGATTATCACGCTTCCGCCGGGGTACACGAAAACAGAGGCGGCGGTGGTTAACTTCATTGCCCGTGGGTTTGCAATCAACCCGGCAAGCCGATTCATACACGCCACTTTCTCGGACGATCTGGCGCGCGAAAACAGCGACAAGATCAAAGGGCTGATTGAACTGCCCGAATTTCGGGAAATGCAGACGGTCACGATCAAGACAGATACTAGCGCGAAAGACCGCTGGAAGACGGATCAGGGTGGCGGGATGCTTGCCAAGGCGGCGGGCGGTCCAATCACCGGCTTTAGGGCAGGGCGCATGGATAAGGACGCTTTCACCGGCGCGCTTGTCATTGACGACCCACTAAAGCCTGACGATGCATTTAGCCCCGCCAAGCGGGCAGCGGTTAACAAGAGGGCGACTAACACCTTCCGCAGCCGCCTAGCGCATGAGCGGGTGCCTATCGTTGTCATTATGCAGCGCCTACACGGTGACGACTTCGTGGGGCATTTGCTAAAGGGCGGCACGGGCGAGGTTTGGGATCACCTAGACCTGCCCGTTCTGATCGACAAGGGCGCGGACTACCCGGCGGAATGGACGCACGGCAGGCCGATAGAACACAACCTGCCAGACGGCCCGCTATGGCCCGCAAAGCAGGACGCAGAGCAGATTGAGGTGCTACGGGCAGACGCCTACACCTTCGCAAGCCAATACATGCAGCGGCCCGTTTCGATTGAGGGCGCGCTGTTCGATATGAGCGGGGTTCGCTGGTACACAGCCGACGACCTGCCGGAGATCGACTACTACCGCATGTACGCGGACACGGCCCAAAAGACGGGCGAACGGAACGATTACTCAGTCATAGAGCTATGGGCCAAGTTCAGGGGCGGCGGTGCTGGCCTGATTGATCTGGTTCGGGGCAAGTGGGAAGCGCCTGACCTAGAGAACATGGCGCTGACGTTCTGGCAAAAGCACAAGGACGCGGGGCGGAATGTTCGCGGCCTATGGGTTGAGGATAAGGTCTCAGGCACTGGCTTGATCCAGACATTGCAGCGCAAGGGCATCCCAGTTCAGGGCATCCAGCGCAACACGAAAGACAAGTACACGCGCGGGCTAGACGCCGCCCCATGGATTGCCACGGGGCAGGTTTGGTTGCCCAAAGACGCGGCGTTTACGGAATCGCTGCGATACGAAATGCAGACGTTTGACGGTTTGGGGACAGGGTTTGACGACCAAATCGACCCAATGATGGACGCTATCTCCGACATGCTAGGTGGCTACGGCCAAACACAAACGGCCCTGCTGCTGAAAAAGAGGCAACGCTAAATGAAAATGACGCCTCCGCAACTCATGGTGAACGCCGCTCAACGCAGCCTTTCTAAGCTGTTCCCCGGCTACTTCGGCAGTGAAAAGCACGACCACAATAAAGACTACGGCTATCCCGACACGCTGAACTTCGGCCACTTCTACAACATGTACCGCCGCAACGGCATCGCTAAGGCGGGCGTCCAGCAAACGGTGCTGAAGACGTGGCAGGACAACCCGGCGGTATGGGAGAATGAGGACGCAGACGAAACGCCGCTGGAAAAAGAAATCCGGCAGCGGTTTGAAACCCTGCGCCTCTGGCAGCGCCTTGCGGAAGTAGACAAGCGCTCAATGGTCGGCGGCTATGCGGGTATCATCCTGCGATTGGCCGACAGTAAGACGTTCAAGGAGCCTGTAGACCGCGTAGGTGGCGGGCTGGACGGTCTAGTCGAGATTATCCCGGCATGGTCTGGGCAGCTTGAGGTTTCCTCATGGGACACCGACGAGCGGTCGGAGAATTACGGCCAGCCTACCATGTTCAGCTTCAACGAGGCTGCGGTCGGCGATGATGTGAACAAGACGCGCTCTTTCGAGGTGCACCCAGACCGCGTGATTGTCTGGTCAGAGGACGGCACGGTTCATCCCGATAGCGTATTGCAGGCGGGTTACAACGACCTGCTGGACCTTGCGAAGATCAGCGGCGCGGGCGGTGAGGGCTTTTGGAAGAACGCTAAGCGCGGCCTGACGTTTGAAATTGACAAAGAAACCCAGATGCAGGCCATGGCCGATGCAATGGGCGTCCCTATGGATGAAGTTGCCGACAAGATCGGTGACGCGGCTGAGGACTTCAACCGGGGCTTTGACAGTTCCATGCTTTTGCAAGGCATGAAGGTTGGCACAGTTGCCGTGGCTATGCCCTCTCCTGAGCACTTCCATGCGGTTTCCCTGATGGGATTTGCCGCCTCTATCCCGATCCCGGTGAAGATCCTTGTCGGGTCTCAGACGGGCGAGCGCGCAAGCACCGAAGACGCCAACGCATGGGCGCAAACAAACATGGCTCGCCGTAACGGCACGGTTATTCCGACGATCCGCGAATTTGTGGAGCGGCTGGAACGGTTCGGCATCCTGCCTGAGCGTGACTGGCATATTCACTGGTCAGACCTGACCGAAAACAGCATGGCCGAAAAGGCTGATCTGGCAAACAAGATGGCCGACACTAACGGTAAGTCACCCAATGAGCCGATCTATTCAGTAAGCGAAATTCGCCTTGTCACGGGCCACGATGGCGACAACCCCGATACAATTGAGGAAGGCGACGAATGAAACAGGTTCGCGTAAACGTCACCACGGCGGCAAATATGGCCGCTATCCGGCGCGAAAAGCGCAACGGGCGCGACGTGGTAGTCGTCCCCTCTGCGACACTCCCGGACAATGTTATCATGAATAACATCAAGTATCCGGCAGACGAAATTGCCAAGGGGTTCATGACCCTTAACGGAACGCTTGCCCCGTTTGGGCATCCGAAGGTCAACGGCGACTTTGTGTCGGCTGCGCACCCTGACGGGTTGGCCGTGTCCTACATCGGCGCGCACAATAACAACGTGCGGCGCGAGAATGGGCGCGTACTGATCGACAAGGTAATCGACGTGGAGGTAGCGAACCAAAGCCCCAACGGCAAGGCCGTGATGGCCGCTATCGACGCTGGCAAGCCTATCCACACGTCTACCGGCCTTATGTGCAGCCTTGATGAACCAGACGCAGACGACCACGAGCATATCGCCCGCAACATGTACTTCGACCACGACGCGATCCTCTTGAACGAGAAGGGCGCTGCCACTCCCGATCAGGGCGTCGGCATGATGGTCAATGCGGAAGGCGAGCAAATCGACGTAATCAATTCGACGTTCTCAGAAGATGCAGACCGTCAACTGGATTGGGCCTTGCGAGACGTGGCCCGAGCGATGGAAGCCAAGGACCGTGCGTCCCTTCTTGAGCGAATGAAGACCGCGATTATCGAGGCGTTCTCGCCCGTGCGGGAACCACATGAAACCCATGAAAAGGAAAATACCATGGATAAGGAACAGTTCGACGCACTGTCCGGCAAGGTGAACGCCCTGACGGAAGCGCAAGACAAGATGGGCGAGACCATCAAAGAGGCCGTTAACGCGGCTCTGAAACCCGTGCTGGACGCTCAAGCGGAAATCACCGCGAACGCCAAGGCAAAAGACGAAGCCGAATTGGCTGAACACGTTGCCGCAATCGTCAAGGCCAACATCCTTGATAAAGACAGCGCCAAGGAATTGACCCTCAACGCCGCGCGCAAGCTGGCCGAGAAGGCGAAGCCCGGCAAGGCCGCGAACCTCAACCCCGCGCTGAACACCGGCGACACCGATGAGTTCGCAGACTTCGACCTCAACGCAAACTTCAAGGAGGCGTGACCCATGGCTGGTAACGTAATCTATGCCGGGGGCGGATGCGCCCGCGACGGCCTTGTCGGATACGGTTTCC